ACGACCTGCCAGGGATGGCGCGCCTGTCCCTTCACCGCTAAGTGCTTCGGTCCTTCCAACGAAGAGAACCCGACCTGCTTCAAGGAGGACAAGATCCGGGAGCTCGGCACGTCCGCGCTTGCCTCAATGCCGGTCGATTCTCACCAGGAGCGGCACAACAAGTTAGTTGCCGAGCGTTGCGTAGCTGGTGATGACATCAACGACAGCGGGGTTTTCCTTAACCCCGAAGAGATCATCATCCAGATCCCTCCGAAGGCGAAGCATGACGCGGCTATCGAAATTGCCGTGAATGCCGACGGCGAATACTGCTACGGGTACGACTTCAAAGTGAACGTTCCCAGCAGCATAGAGGGCTGCAGCGGTGCGCCGTCTATCTCGGGTCCGTTCTTTGCCAGCCGGGAAGATGCGATTCTCGCGGCCCTGGCCTTCCTCACCACACGCTGGCCCAATAAGAAGATACCCGGCAGGAAAGTCGCTCTGGATTGCGTCAACGTCTACTATATGGAGATCGTCAAGCAGGCTGCTGAGGCTACCGCCGCATACGTTCCGTGCCAGACCCTTACCTGCGAGTTTAACAACCCTGGTGCACCCGATAGCTGCAACGAGCCGGACCGGGAAGAAAGGCCGGTCGTCAGGTGCTGCGACTACACCTCCGTTCCGGTCAAGGAAAAAGTTGTGGCAGATTTGCCACAAAAAGAAGAAGCGAAGCCCTACGTCCCCGAAGATTGCGACGACTGCGGTAACCGCGGCATTCTCGACGGCACCGACGATTACTGCAACTGCCCTCACGGCGTCCGCGCAAGAAAGGCGGATCAGGCAGAGCTGGAGCGACGCAAGGAGAGGAAGGCAAGCCTTGCCGAAGTCGTCCAGGCAGACGAGCTGCAGCCCGCCACCTTCAACCCCCTCGATGAGCCCCTGGGCGATTGCGAATCCTGCATGGGATACGGCGTCGTTGAGGGCGAACTCTTCGGCGAAAGCTCTTTCATCCCCTGCAACTGCCAGGCTGGAAAGAAGGTTGCCGGGGAGAAGTGGATAATGCCCAGGAAAGATCTCACCCGCCAAACCTGCTGCAACGACTGCCAGATCGGAGACCCGGATTGTCACAGCTGCGATCTACCGAACCAGGTGGAAAGCGAAATGGTTGCCGACATGCTCTCCGGACTCACTACCGAGGAAAAGAACGCGGCCCCGGTCATCGACCAGAACCGCACCTGCTGCATGCCTCCAGATCGCGACTGGGCCGAGACTCCGACTACGCGCATCCTCTACTGCCGAGTCTGCAACTTGATCCACCGTATGACCGATGGCAAGGGCATCGATCTTCCGTTCAATATCGGCACTAAGTTCACCCCGGATGCCGCCATCATTCCCGAGGCCGTAACACCCCCCGCAGGCCTGACCAAGCTGCAGCAGAAGTGCACGCACCCGACCGTCTTCAGGACTCCGGTGGAGGGTGGCTTCTATTGCAAGTGCTGTAAGCAGACCATCCTCTCCGGGGGGGGCAGGGACAGTCTGCCTTTCAGCTTAACCCCTCCGACCGGGTTTGAATAGGGTGAGTCATGGCAAAGGACCGGCGCAAGCTTACCCCTGAGGAACGCGAGTATAAGGCGTTCAGGACCGGCTACACCTACCACGAAGTTAGCGACATGCTCTGGCACCGGGAGGAATGGCACCCGGCACATCACACCAGGAGGCGTCATTCAGTACTTGGCCTCTGGAAGCAGATCAAGCGGGAAATGTGGGACTACTACCAGCACATGCGGAGTTCTGAAGTAGAGCTGCCGATTCACATAGAGCCTGACCATGAGCACATACCGTTCTGAGGTCCAAAATGACCGAACTTGAAAAGCAACTCACTGAAGCTTTGCAGACAATCGGCTGCCTCCCCCTGGAGTTCAACGGGCGGGCAAGGGCAATTGCACAGAAATTCGTCACAGCTCCGGCAGGAGGGTGGAAAGATCACCTCTCACCGGAGCAGATCACTAAATTACTCAGCTGGGCCGGTGGGCCCACCAAGGAGAATACTTTGAGCACGACAACTAAAGAGACAGTCACGACAAGCGGACCAGTGACCGTCAAAGAAGAACCCCTTTTCCCGGTGAACCCGGCCGCCTACCTTCCGCCGGCAATCGAGATGATTCCGGTGGAGAGTTCCAACCCTAAGGGCTTCGGCCATGATGGCGAAAAGACTCTGCGCGTCTGGTTTCTGAATGGCACCAGCTACGATTACGTAGGCATTGAGGAGGGTGATTTCTTCGACCTGGTCAATGCTCCGAGTGCGGGGAAGGCATACGGCGCACTGATGAAGCTTCGCGGCATTAAGGGCATCAAGCTGCAGCTGCAGGAGGTGGCCTAATGGGCATCCTCTCCAACACCGTCAGCATCTGCCACTTCAGAATATTGGGCGAGCTGCAGAACCTTGACCTCTACGAAGAAGCACCGGCGCTGCTTGCGCGCCAGGCATTCACCCCCATCGATGAGAGCGCAGAGGAAGTCTCTCTCGGCTGGGTCCACCTCGAGGATCCGAAGGCGCACACCTTTGAGGCCTCCGTCTGCTGGCGCGAGCAGTACCTCATTTTCTCCCTGCGTCGGGATCAGCGGAAGGTTCCGGCGGCACTCCTGAAGGAACAGGTTGATAAGGCCTGCACGGCGTTCCTTGCTGAGAACCCCGGCTATACCCGCGTCCCGAAGCAGAAGAAGGAGGACCTCAAGGACGCCGTCCGCTCGAAGCTTCTCGCCAAGGCGCTCCCTGATCCGAAAGTTTATGACGTCGTGTGGGACACGCAGGCCAATCTGCTGACCTTCGCCACGCTTTCCCCGAAGACCATCGAGATGTTCGAGGATCTCTTCAAGAAGACTTTCGAGGGGCTCAGGCTCGCCGCCTTCCATCCCTACGAGCGTGCCTATTCCGTCTTGGACGAGCTAGGCCGCCAGCGCCTGAAGGAAGCTAACCGCGCCGGCGGCGATAATTTCCTGGAGCTGATCAAGGAGAACCAGTGGCTGGGGACTGACTTCATGGGATGGCTGCTTTACCTCACCATGAACGAAGCGAGCGAGTATCGCGTCAACCAGCGCGGCCCGCTCCTTGAGAGCGAGCCCTTCGTCGCCTACATCAATGACCGCGTTGTCCTAGTCGGCGAAGGCGAGGGCGGCACGCAGATGATCACCGTCAACGGTTCGCAGGATCGTTTCAACGAGGTCAAGAGCGCGATGCAGTGTCGTAAGCTTATCACCGAGGCGACGATCCACCTGGAGAGCGGGGACTACCATTACTCGCTGGTTCTCAAGGGTGAGATGTTCCACTTCGCGTCCTTCAGTTCCCCTGGCGTCAAAGTGGAAAAGGATAGCACCGTCGACGAGCTGATGGAGCGCGAGGCGGTGTTCTTCGAGCGCATGCTCTTACTCGAGAAGGGGCTGCAGCTGCTCAACTCACTCTTCAGATCCTTTCTCGATGTTCGACTTGGCAACTGGCCCCACATGGAGATGGTCATTGCCGAGTGGATCCACGGAGACGCCTAGATGGTTTCCTTCTTCGTCCCGGGAACTCCTATTCCCAAAGGTTCGGCTAAGGGTTTTTACAACAAAGCCCTTGGCCGGGTGATGATTGTCCAGGACAACAAAGAGAAACAAGCTCCCTGGGCGTCGATGATCGCTGTCGTCGCTCAGGGGCACTTTGTCAAACCCATCGAGGGGCCGGTAATGATCAGCCTGGCCTTTAAGATGCCGCGGTTAAAGGGTCACTTCGGGAGCGGAAAGAATGCGGGTGCCTTGAAGTCATCCGCGCCGACCTATCACGTTTCAAAGCCCGACTGCGACAAGCTGCAGCGCTGCGTCTGGGATGCGCTTACCGGCATTGCCTGGAAAGACGATAGCCAGGTGGCCATCGTCACGCATGCCAGCAAGAAGTACAGCGACAAGCCGGGCGTACATATCAGGATCAGTGAAATCAAGGAGGCACTTTGAAAGCTTTGATTATCGACACCGAAACGACAACCGCCGACGAAACAGCCGAAATCATCGAGGCCGCATGGATCGATCTCGAGGATGATTCGGAATACTGCGAGCGCTTCCTTCCCGCCGGCACGATCGCCTTCGGCGCCATGGCCGTGCACCACATCATGCTCCACGATCTCACCGGCTGCAGGTCGGCCGCTGAGTTCGCCCTACCGGAAGTCGAGTTCGTCATCGGCCACAACGTCGACTTCGACTGGCGCGTCATGGGCTCCCCCGAGGTAAAGCGCATCTGCACCCTGGCGCTGTGTCGCTATCTCTGGCCCGAGCTCGACAGCCACAAGCAGGGTGCCGTCATGTATTTTCTCTTCGGGGCTGATGCTCAGGACCAGGTGAAGGGCGCTCATAATGCTCTTTGCGACGTCCGGATGTGTCAGCAGATCTTCTTCTCCTGCGTCGGCGAGCTGGTGCAGCGCGGTATCTGCTGCGATACCCTGCAGGATATCTGGCAGGCCTCGGAGATTGCCCGGGTGCCGACCATCATGAGCTTCGGGAAACACAAGGGTATGGCAGTCAAGGATGTGCCGAGGGATTACATGCGCTGGTATCTCGGACAGGCTGAGACTGATGAGTACATGCGGAAAGCGTTTCTGCAGGTGATGCAGAGATGACTAAGCTCCCCGAGCTTTTCGAGTGTCACAGCCTGCGCGCCAAGATCACCGAGCGCCAGTGCAAACTCAACCGGGAAGGGTACCGCTCTCGCGGTATCAATTTTCCCTCAATTACTTCATGTCAGGGCTGCGCCGGCTTGGGAGAGTCGGCGCACGTTCCTGCACCAGTTCAGGAGGTTTCTGTGAAAAAGAAAAAGATAGAGTGCGGCCACTATGGCTGCGGATACGGAGTCAAAAAAGAGGGTGACTTCTGCAAGAAGCACCAGAAGCCTGAGACAAAGGCTGTCACATCTGAGAAGAAACTGACGGATGTGATAATCGACGCGCCCGCCGGGATCGGCTACGACGATGAGAATGAGAAGGCCGAGCTGGCCGGCGCGGCAATTGCGCTATCTGTGGCTGAGCCCCTGCATTTCGCCACCGATGGTGTATGTCTCACTGCGTGCGGGGTCGTAAGTTCTTCGAGGACCCTCTTAACGGACAACTGGGACGCGGTGACTTGTGAGAACTGTCAGCTCTGGGCGCAGCTGAATGAAAACTCGACTGAGCTTGACCAGGTATCGGCTGGTTCGTCTGGGCCGGAATGGGTTCGCAATGACGAGATGGCACAGGCGATGCTGAGCCTGATCGGTTGTACTGTCGGTCTCGAGCTTCTTGCCGATCAGCCGGATGACCAGATCCGAGCAGCAATGGATTTCGCCGGCGCCTGTCACCTCCAGGCAAGCGACAATGATGACGTAGGGCTCCCGCCCATGCCGTTCTTCCTGAAAGGGACGCAGACCCATGCGCCCGAGTCCCAAAATCAGCCTGTAGCAGGTACCCCCCCCAAAGAGCAGGTAGCGCCCTCCAAGGTGGTCAAGAAGGGCCTTGCTGCCCTGCTCAGTTCTCCGCCCGCACCTCCTGCACCTCCTGCACCTCCTGTTGGCCTCCACGTTCCTTTCTCCCTGGACGAAATAGCAATCCTGGAAGAGTTCGAGGTCACGCCCGATCACATCCGGCAGCTCGTCGTGATGGGGCTGGAAGGCCAGGTGTGCCCTTTGGATACTTCCGACCCTCTCGCAAAGAGCCGCGTGCATGCAGCTGATTAAGCCAGCAGAGTTTGTCCTTGGTCCTGGGCGCGTACTTCCTCCCGAGGAGGCCGCCCAGGTGGCGAAGACTGTTACCCCGGTCCACCTCATCAAGAGCAGGACCTGCAAGCGTGAAGATGACAACGAGAAGTGGCGGCTGGGCAGGAAATAGAATGTGATTTAAGGGGTGGAGAATGGCAAGAAAAGCAAAAGCGACAGTTGATTATTTCCCGCACGACTGCGACGCCAGCACAAAAAAGACCCTGTACATCATCGAGTCCAGGTACGGCAATGATGGCTTTGCTGTCTGGTTCAAAACCCTGGAAAAGTTAGGCCGGACCTCTGGTCATTTTCTGGACCTGCGGGATAAGGCAGAGCTCCACCTCCATGCCGCTACCTGTCACGTTGACCCCGATACTCTCGTTGAGATCCTTTCGGCCTTTGCTGAACTCAGTGCGATTGACGGTGATTTATGGCGTCATAAATGCGTTTTTTCCAGCGGATTTGTAGAAAGGATCGTTGACGCCTACCGCAGGCGGATAAATGACCTCCCGACTAAAGAAAAGATTCTTGCCGTCATAAATAGCGTTTGTGTCGTCAATATGTCGGCAGGAATGTCATTACTGCCGGAAGAAATGACACAAAGGGAAAGGGAAAGGGAAAGGGAAAGGGAAAGGGAAAGAAAGACTAAAGGCATGTCTGCAGGGCCGGCACCGGAAGCTCAGAGTGAGAAGTCCACCGAGCAGACCTTCACCGAAAAGCAGCTGCGGGCATGCATCGACAAAAGACGGAATTGGCTGGAAGCGAAATACCCTCTCGCTGATGTCGACGTTGAGCTTGAGGAGATGGTGGCAAAATACCGCGACACCTCCATCGGGGCTGACCCCTTCCTGCTCGTCTCCAGGTGGTTCAAGAGGCTCAAGGATCAGGATGTCTATGATGATGGCCCTGACCCTCTCGACGCACGTCGTGCAGCCATAGCCGCACAGGAGGTAACCGATGCAGGGTAAATTGCTTTTGCAGCTTGTCGAGGAACTCCGCCTCAGATTCCTCCCGACGCCTGTTGTATGGAAAGGCTTCAACCGGGGGATAGACTCGATCTGGACGGAACTGGAGCAGCAGGTCCATGACGGCGCCTACGAACCAGCGCTGAAGCGTCTCCGGATCGAGACCAACACCCTCCCCACGGTGGAGAGGGTCCGCTCCGTCCTCGAGGTCGAGGGCAAGAAGGCGATGCTCAAGGACTCGGATTATCGGGACCGCGAGTGGACCAAGACGAAAGAGCCGAATCCGAGGCGTGACAACAGCAAGCCGGGAGAGGCCCAGTTAACAGCCGTGCAGCTGATCGCTCGCGACGAACACGCAAAGCTTGCGATCCAGGGCTTTCTGATGATGCAGCGCAACGACAAGACGCACAAGGAGAAGCTGGAGTTTTTCAAGCTGATGGCCAGTCGTTACCCTCACCTGGATTGGGCCAAGGAGGGGCTGGATTTGCAGAAGTGGTATCAGAAGCGAGATCTGCTAGCCCAACAAAAGGAGGCAAAACCATGAGAGCAGTAATCGCGATTATCGTGCTGGTTCTGGCTGGATGCGGGGACCCGGGTTACGTGCAGCCCTCAGCGGCCAGAGTCGGTGTGCCGCACTACGGGAGCAAGCCCTGGTTTGAAAATGCCAGCACCTCATTCCAAAATCTGAGTACTCAGATGAGTAGACGTTGACATTCTGACACTTTGGGAGTAATGAGCGAGACATGGCAAAGCTGACCGCGAAACAGCAGATTTTTGTGAAGGAATACCTGGTTGACTTGAACGCCACTCAGGCTGCCGTCCGTGCAGGTTACTCTGTGCGGACGGCAGAGTGGGTAGGCCCCAGGCTGGTCACGAAAAGTCACGTTGCTGTGGCGATTGAGGCTGCTGTGGCTGAGCGGGGCAAAAGCCTCGATGTTACCCAGGGCCGGGTGCTCTTGGAGCTTGCCCGCATCGCCCTGGGAGACAAGCGCAAGGTTGTGAGCTGGGGTCCCGCCGGGATCGAGATCAAGGCCAGCGATGACCTCACCGACGATGCGGCGGCCATGGTGTCCGAAGTCGTGGAGGAAGACACGAAATACGGTACGCGCCGGCGGATCAAGGTCCATGACAAGGTCAAGGCGTTGGAGTTGCTTGGCAGGCATCTGGGACTCTTTACCGACAAGATCGTTTTCCCGGACAAGAACGGTGATCCTCAAAACGTCGGTAACCGATTCGTGGGCATGACGCTGGAAGAACTGGAGCGCGAGATTGAACTTTGTAAACGTATCGAAGCCGCTACCGAGGGATGATGTCCTCCAGGCAGCCGGGACTATCCTGGAGGGTAAGCGCCAAAAGAGGATCAAGAAGGCTCAGGAAAGTTTCTGGGCCTTCTGTGTAGAAGACTCACCCGATTTTTACTGTACTAAAAATTGGCACCTTCATCTCATCTGCGAAGTACTCCAAGCTCTCTACGAGCGGCGGCTCACCAAGTCATGGTTCAGACAAAAATGTGAAGAGCTCGCCCCCGCCTGGTACATCGAGGCCGTCAAATGGGACCGGCTCAAAGACGACCACGTCTACACCAGCCTCATGCAGAATCTTCCCCCTCGAGTGGGCAAGAGCCGCACCCTCACGAACTTCTGCAAGTGGGTGCTCGGTAAGGACCGGACGAACCGGATCATAACCTGCTCTTACAACGACGACCTGGCACAGTCGTTTTCCCGCTACACCCGCGATGGTATCACCGAAAAGAAAAACCTCCCCTCCCAGATCGTCTACAGCGACATTTTCCCCGAGTCCAGGATCAAGGCCGGCAACGCCTCTTTTCAGGAGTGGGCGCTTGAGGGTCAGTTCTTCAACTACAAGGGCTCCGGGGTGGGCGGCTCGATCACTGGCAAGGGTGCCAACATCACGATCGTTGACGACCCGGTAAAAGACGCCGAGGTTGCCTTTAACGAGGCGGCGCTCGACAAGATCTGGCTCTGGTATACCGGGACCTTTTTAAGCCGCCTGGAGGACGGAGAGAGCGGAGGAATCGATATCGTCAACATGACTCGCTGGGCGAAAGGCGACCCGTGCGGGCGAATCCTCGACGGGCCCGACGCGGATCAGTGGTTCATCCTGGAGATGGAGGCCTACTACAAGGGCGCGGATCAGATGCTCAGCCCCTCGATCCTGAGCCGCACGAAGTACGAAAGCCTGAGCCGGCTTATGGAAGAGTCGATCTTCCACGCGAACTACCACCAGGTGCCCCTCGACCTGAAGGGTGTTCTCTACAAGTCGTTCAAGCTCTATGACCAACTGCCGGCAGATGCCAACGGCAACTCGCTAGCTGAGAAGATCATCGCCTACACGGACACAGCCGACGAGGGGAACGACTACCTGTGCTGCATCGTGGCTGCGCTTTATCAAAAGCAGCTCTACGCCCTGGACGTGCTCTACACGAAGGAAGGGATGGAGACCACCGAGGTAGAGACGGCGCAGATCCTGGTCACCAACAAGGCGACCGAGGCGAAGATCGAGAGCAACAACGGCGGCCGCGGCTTCGCGCGCAACGTCGAGCGGATCCTGCTCGAGAAGTTCAAGACTCGCCAGCCGACCGTCTCCTGGTTCCACCAGAGCAAGAACAAGGTGGCTCGCATCCTGGTCGGATCGACCTACGTGATGAACAACCTCTACTTCCCTCGCAACTGGCGCGACCGCTGGCCGGAGTACTACAAGGCGATGACCCAGTACCTGCGCGAGGGGAAGAACAAGAACGACGACGCACCTGATGCGACCACCGGCCTGGTGGAACTGGTGACCGAGCCGGGGAACACGGGGCTGCTCGATTTCTACGCTCGGCAGGCCGAAGCGAAAAAAGAGATTGACAGCGGGAATATTAGAGCGTAAACGAGTGAGTTATTGGGCCACACAGTGAGTAACACAGACAGGAGCGCCAAAGGCCACCAAGAACAGCCGACTACCCGAAAGGGCTCGAAAGTAAAAGGTGGCCTCTTTTTATGCTGAATCATTTCGCCCATTGGGCACCACCTGCAGAGGAGACGGACATGAGCATGAAAGCGAGAGTGATAAAGGTGGAGCGGCTGCGACTGGAGATGGTCGCCCCGGATGGTCACCCCGAGGCCGGCAAGGTCGTCCAGGTCGACAAGACCGTGATAGAGACGGACACCGGGACCATCATGCAGTTCGTCGGGACCAGCGAGGCGAAGCCCGGGGACATCATGCGCGTCACCTTCGGAGCGCCGGTGCTTGGGCTGGCGCAGTGAAAGAAGTCCGCTGTATCTGCGGCAAGCTGCTAGGCTGGATAGACGGTCGATACGAGATAGTCTGCACCAAGTGTAAAACGCTGAACAAGGGCAACGCCTAAAACCCCATATCCACCCAGAGCTTCTTTGAGAGCCGTTCACGTCACCCGACGTCGAGCGGCTTTTTTCGTTTCCACGGAGAGTAGAGATGAACCGAGCGCTGGACCGTTTTTGTATCTGGCTCGCTGATCGGCTTGGAGCCAACTCCACGCTGGTCGTCTTCTCCGTGATCGCCTTTGTCCCCTTCTTTTTCCAGTTCCCGAAAAGCGTCCTGGAGTGGCAGAACTGGATCAGCCAAACCTGCATCCAGCTTATCGCCCTGAACGTGATCCAGAAGGGAACGCAGATCGAGAGCGCCAGGACCGGGGCGATCATCCAGGACATGCACGACCTGCTGCATCAGAAGCTCGACGACCACCACGCGGAGCAGCTGGCCGCGATCGATAGGGCCACCACCAAGGAGGAAACACCGTGAAAACATTTTTTGCCTTTGTCGCCATCATGCTGCTCTTGTCCATCGCTTGCCTGTCCCCCACTCCGCCCGCGCAGGCCGCCGCCTCGGTCGTCCTCAAGTTTCCCGCAGGGGTTACCTACTACGTGGACCGGGACGGGAACGTCAAGACCCCCGACGCCTACGGCACCGTCACCCTCACCGACCTGAAGTACCTGCCCGACTACGAGCGCGCCGGCTTCATCGTGGCGCCTGTGCAGGCGGCGGTCAGCGGGACCTGCACGAAGAACGCGGTCAGCTACGTGGCCGACCATCTCACCGGGCATGGCACCCTTTACGGCTGCTATTCCACCAACCTCCTGAAGCCTTTGATCGTTCACTAACGAGGTTGCACCATGGCTGAACGCGGGCAGGGTAAAGCAGCAATGGCGACGACTCAGGGGGCGAAGACTTCCGACCTGAGTCTGAAAAGCCGGATGATCCAGGCGCTCAAGATCGTGATGGGTAAAGAGCCCATCACGAACCTTGACCCCAATGAGGCGCCCTTCGGCCCGCTGCAGCCGCTGCAGCCCGCGTACCAGGAGGAGATGAAAGGCCGGCAGCTCGACTACCTCCCCGGCTACAACCTCATCTACGAGCCGCGCGCCGAAGAAGCCACCTCATTCAAGACGCTGCGTGGCTTTGCCGACACCTACGACCTGCTCCGCCTGGCCATCGAGACCCGCAAGGACCAGCTGTGCCGCCTCACCTGGAGTGTCCGCTACAAGGAGAAGGACAAGGACCCTGACGACCGGTGCAAGAAGGCGCGGGCCTTTTTTGAGTTCCCGGACGGTGCCAACGACTGGGCCACCTGGCTGCGCATGCTCGCGGAAGAGGTCTTTGTCACCGACGCCCTGACGATCTACCCCCAGGTGAACAAGGGCGGCGATCTGCTCTCCCTGGAAGTGATGGACGGCGCGCTGATCAGCCGCAAGATCGACGCATCCGGCCGCACCCCTGCCCCGCCCGATGTCGCCTATCAGCAGATCATCAAAGGGCTGCCCGCGGTCGACTACTGCCGCCTCGACCTTTCGGAGAACCCGGTTGCGGTCCCCGGGAGCGAGCTGATCTACGCCCCGCGCAACCCGCGCGCCTGGAAGTTCTACGGTTTCTCTCACGTAGAGCAGATCATCATGACGGTGAACATCGCTCTTCGCCGGCAGGTTCACCAGCTCCAGTACTACACGGAAGGATCGATTCCCGACAGCATCGTGAGCTGCCCGCCGGAATGGACCGCCGACCAGGTCGCGCACTTCCAGGAGCTCTTTGACACGATGCTATCCGGCAACACGGCCGAGCGTCGCAAGATGCGTTTCATCCCAGGTGGAACTGGAACCCACATTTTCGACACCAAGGAGAAGGCGCTCAAAGACGAGTTTGACGAGTGGCTGGCCAGGGTGATCTGCTACTGCTTCAGCCTTCCTCCCACGGCCTTCGTGAAGCAGAACAATCGCGCCACCGCGGACAACGCCAAGGAGGCCGCAGAGGAAGAGGGCAACGCCCCGATGATGATCTTCATCAAGTCGACCATCGACCGCATCCTCACCCGGTTCTTTGGTCGCGACCTGGAGCTGGCTTGGGACGAGGAACGCGATATTGACCCGCTTATACAGGCACAGATCGATGCGATTTACCTCGGCGGGGGAGCTTCGAACAGCGTCGCCGTCGTTACCGCCGACGAGGTCCGGAACGAACTCGGGAAAAAGGGTTCGGCACCGGAGCCCCCGCCTCCTGTGGTAGTGGCGCCGGCAAATGGAGAGGCTGATGATCCTGTCAAGGGCGGAAACAAGAAGACTGCGGGCACTGCTGCAGTCGGGGCCAATGGCAATAAAGGTGGTGCCGCTAAGCCAAAGTCAGGCAGCACAACTGCCAAGGCTAAACCTGCCGCCGGCTCAAAAAAAAAGCCTCCAGTGACCAAGACAGCGGAGCCTGACGTGGTGAGAGCGAAAAAGGAAATCCCCTCGATAGATCGGGAGCGCGACGAGATCACCAAGGCGCGCAAGGAACTCATCAAGGTTCTGGAGAAGTTCTTCGCTTCCGAGGCTGCGGCGGTCGCTGACTATGTGTCCGAGGTTTACGACTTCGCCAGCATCGCCCCCGAGGATGTGGCCGCCACGGTCGACCGGATCATGGCCGGCCTCGACATGAGCCGCTGGGCTACCCTCATTGACCCGACCGAGGAAGCTCTCGCGCGGATCTACCAGGACGGGACCGTCGTCGCATTTCAGCAGATCGACTTTGCACCGACCGACAAGATGACCAGTCTGATGAGCGAGCGGGCCAAGGCCTACGCTGAGAAGAGATCGGCTGACCTGGTCGGGATGAAGAACATCGGCACCAAGGCAAATCCCGAGTGGGTCGTCAACAAGGGGTTCCAGGAAGACGGCACGGCGTGGGCGATCACCGACACGACCAGGACCAACGTGCAGAAGATCGTCACCGAATCCATCGAGAATAACCACAGCGTCAACGAGCTGCGCCAGACGCTGATGGATTCCGAGTCGTTCAGCGCCTACCGGGCGGAGATGGTCGCACGGACCGAGCTCGCCTTCGCCGACGTCGCCGGGAATATGGACGCCTACCGGCATTCGGGGATCGTGACGGGTAAGGAGTGGATTCTCGGGAGCGAGCATGATGACGATGACGATTGTGACGCCAATGCGGACGCGGGCGTGATCGGGCTGGATGATGCTTTCCCGAGCGGGACCGACGCACCGCCGGACCACCCTAACTGCCTAATCGAAGGTGCTGTAGTAGCGGCCGCTGGTGTCACGAAGCACTTTAAACGCTGGTTTGGAGGGGAAGTGGTCACTTTGAGCATCGCAGGCATGGACGATTTGACCATCACTCCAAACCACCCGGTACTGACGGATGCAGGATGGATTGCGGCTGGTCATCTCAAGCAAGGAGATAACCTCCTTTTCTGCAACAGGCCATCCGAGGTCGCGGCCTTTCTGGACCCAGACGATCACTACGTGGAAACCCGCATCGAGCAAATAGCGGACACGCTTCTCGTGGCGGGCGGCATGTCTACCTACAGCGTGCCAGCTTCCGCCGAAGCATTCCACGGCGACGGTACCATTGACGGCGAAGTCGAGGTTGTAAATACCACAGGCTTTCTGGTGGACGACGGAGAAGCCCTTGCTGATCAGCGCATCATAGATGTCCTGCTCAGTGTGGGGCATGGGGCGCCCAGCACGCTCGACACCGAGGGCGCGGCTTGTGAGGTCGTCCACGGTTCGCTTCATGCCACGAACAGCATCATGGGCAGCGGCAGCGCGAGCCTGACGGGCATCCGGAGAAATGCGAGCGGCCTGGACGATGTGGGCATCACTCCCGTCGCGAACAGCCAAACCCAGCTTGTGGAAACGATTCCTGAGGGTGGAGCTATGGCACCCGACTCGCCTAGCAATATCACAAGTCGACTCGCCGGCCTCGTACGCCTCGTGAAACTCGACAATATCAGCCGTGGTAAATATCTTGGACATGTCTATAACCTCCAAACGAAAGATAGCTTCTATGTAGCACATAACCTGATTGTACACAACTGCGTCTGCGACGTTTTGCCGGTGCTGATGGACCAGGAGGACGACCAGTGAAAAAGCTCATCATCGTAATCCTGATCCTCCTTTGCTCCGCTCCGGCATGGGCAGCCGATTATATCGTCTACATCGATTCCACGGCTAGTGCCGGCGGCAACGGCACCATCGGGACGCCCTGGAACGCCTTCAGCTCCATCAACTGGACGACCGCCACCAGCGCGATCACCGCCGGCAGTGTGGTCAATATCAACCTGAAGCGCGGGTCTCTATTCCGGACCAACCTAGCCATCGGTGCATCGGGGGTAGCAGGACGACCACTGGTGGTGCAGGCTTATGGCACAGGCAACAAGCCGGTCATCAACGGCGCGGATATCGTCACGTCCTGGTCAGCTTCCGGCGCAGGCCTGGGATCGACTTGGCAGGCAACTTGCGGGGCCACCGCGGGCGCTATCTTCCTTGTGAACGGCACTCCTTTCATTCTCGGGGCCAGTGCCACCACCCTGAACGACCAGGAATATTTCCAATCAGGCACTACCCTGTATTTCAGGAATGATGCAGGGAACCCCACGACGCTGGGGCTCGTGACGGAACTGTCACAGCGTGACCCGGTGACGAATAACAACCACCCCTACGTGACGTTCTCCAACATCGAGTTCAGGAACGCCAATGCGAACGCTATTGCATTCTCCAACGTGGTCAACAACCAGACGGTAACCGATAGCGACTTTTACGATTGTGCCCAGTCCCTTTCCTTCAACACCGGAGCTAATACGGTCGCCCGATGCCGGTTCATTCGTGGTGGAACGGCTCAACAGGTAGCTCTTGGGGCCACGGGTGTAAGCGCCGACATTTCATATTGTCTGTTTAAAGACTCGACTTCGAGGGGGGTAAGGTCGCAATACGGCACTACCCTGAGCCTAAGCAACTGCACATTTTACGGCATGCACGGCGCGTCCTATGACAACTCTTCTGCGGCTATGACTGCGACGCTCACCAACATAATCATTGCTGGCGGCGGTTCTGACAGCAATGGGAATATTTTGCAGTCGACCGCCGGGACGGTAAGTTTGTCCAATTCCGTTCTGACTGTCTCCCGGGATGGTTCAGGCCCAACTGGCGTAACCATCGGGTCAAATGTGACTTATGCCGATCCCTTGGTCACCAATCGAGGATTTACAGGACTGCTCAGCTGGTCCACCGATGACGGTGACTACATCTATTGGAACAGGATGGGAACAGTGCTCAGGGGAGTTTTCGGAGCTACCGGAGCTACCCTAGCGGATTACAGCACCACTCAGCACTCCGCGCCCCAAATAGCCGCCATGCAAGCCGCCGTAGCTGCGGGGGATGAAGTTGCCGGCCACACCAGGAATGGTGTTGGCAATGTGGTTGTTCTCACCGCGTTCAAGATTTACGGGGCAACCTGCGGTACGTCCACAGCTACTGTGAGGGTTGCCAGCAACCATCTTATCGTGAAGGTGGACGGCTCGGACCAGTACGACCTTGACCTGACGAACGTCTCTTATGACGCTTTGGGGGAAGTCACCACCTATCTGAACAGCAAGGCATGCACCGGTGGGGGAACTATTAGCATAACCACCGATGCAGATACCGCCAAGGCTAACACTAAGTCGGCGTCGTTGGCTGATCTGGCGGAAACCAGCTTCAGGGTGGCGTCCGGTTCTGCACTGCAACTTTCCTTCGATTCCACCAAATACTGGACTGAGGAAATCGTCAATTCCAGAACGGACATTGAAACGTTCATTGGCGGAGGGTATACCGCACCGGTGTTCATTTACCCGCAAGGTGGGTATAGCGCAGGTTTAATTTCATTTTTGATCGCAAATGGTTTTACTGGCGCAAGGGTAGTTTATACAGCAGCATCGTTTTCAACTCAGCTAAAAAAACTTAACCAATATCAGACTGTTGGGATGACCTCCACTACAGCCCAAGGTATGCTGGTTCATATTTCAATGTATAACGCTTTAACTGATTCAATCGGTGGACAGACTTTTACTGGAACAAACCTTGGCTCTTATGTCACACAGCAGTATGGCAGGCTTCCGGTTGATTTTTATGGTGCAGCTACCTTTAATGGTACCACTTCAAGAGCGTCAAGAACTTCCATAACCGGCCTTGACTATACCACGGCAGACTGGTCCGTTGGCATGATGGCTCACCCGGTAGCATTGACTGGCAACCATACTCTTTGGTACCACGGGGATGCCAGCGGCGCATCCAACTACTCGAAGCTGTGGATTTCTTCTGATGGTGCAGTTCATTTTACCATTATTGCTGGAGGGTCAGCAGTTGTCTCCCTCTCAACCGCAGCAGGAGTCATGACGGCTGGAAATACGAAGGCCGTAGGTGTGCGACAGCAGTTAGGCTCCATCGACATAATGGTAGGAAGTAACTACTGCACCAGCACAAGCGACTACGTAGTAGCGGATACCGTGGGTGCAACGACAGTGACCTCAGTCGTTCCGGGAGCGGGATCGGCAAGTTACGGCGGTGCCATGTACCTCGGTGCAAGCTATGACGGCACCACGTACTCCGATTACTACAACGGGCATATGAACTCATTCTATATTGCTAAGAATACCGCAAGATTGGCGATAGGAATGGCGAATGCGGTTACGTCGAATGGTGGCTTATATGTCACTTTCATGCATCATGCCGATGTGCCTTACGATGTCATAAGGAACTATGCGGATGCCATCAAGTGGGCGCAGAACCATGGCGCAAATGTCCTGGTCAAGACACACAAGGACGCTTACGCCTACATAACGACTCAAGGTTACAAGTCTTCGGATGGGGCCTATCTCTCATGGAAACAGACTGATGCTTCAAATTATGTTCCACAAGCTACATCCCCAGCAGTCGATACCGGGACCAACCTCGGTTATTCGACAGACTTGGCAGGGACAGCTGTTCCTTACAACAGCATCCCTGACATGGGGGCTTATGAATATTTCCCGACGACAGTAAACGGGGCCTGCGGGACGAACAACACCGGATCATTTGACACCTTGACTAGTGCGACAGCCAATGATTGCGCTACGGGCACCGTCACCAGCTTTACCACTGGGTCTGGCCCATGGACTTGGCAATGCGTAGGTAGCGGGACGGGGCATACGGATTCAGGGACCTGCAGCGCGAGCGTCAACAGTTACGCCGTTTCGACGACCGGGGCAAACGCAACCTTTACGCCATCCTCGGCCTCGGTGAACTTCGGAGGAACGACAACCCTAGCCGTCGCGGCCGTCACGAATTACAGCATCACAGCGGTCTCTGGATGCAGCGGCTCCTGGAACAGCGGCACCGGGATTTTTACGACCGGGACCATGTCAGCGAATTGCACCGTAACGGCAACGGCGGCCATCAACAGTTTTACGGTCAGCACTGCCGGAGCGAATGCCACGTTTACGCCCAGTTCGGCGTCAGTGAATTATGGGAGCACTACCACGATCAGCGTCGCGCCGGCAATAGGGTATGCCATATCCGGAGTCACTGGATGCGGTGGTTCTTGGAATAGCGGCTCTGGAGTCTTCACCACGGGGGCGATTACCGGTGCATGCACTGTGACGGCGGCGACGAGCATCCTCCAGGAAACGGCGACGCCGAGCGCCGGTGCGAACGGATCACTCGGACCGGCGACAGCACAAACGGTGAACTACGGGGCCACGGTGGCGTTTACCGTCACCCCCGCGGCCTGCTATAGCATAGGGACCGTCACCGGCTGCAGCGGCACCCTGGTCGGAAGCACCTACACCACCGGGGCCATGACTGCGAACTGCACCGTCAGCGCGACCTTTACCAGTAGCGGGACGACATACACCGTCACCCCGAGCACCGGCGCGAACGGGACGATCAGCCCGTCGAGCCCGCAGACCATTGCCTGCGGGAGCCCGGCGACGTTCACCGTCACCCCCTCGACAAATTATTGGGCCTCGGTAGGAGGGACCTGCGGGGGAACCCTGGCGGGGACAACCTACACCACCGGAGCGATCACCAGCGCCTGCTCAGTTTCGGCAACATTTGCGGCGATTTCCACTGGCACAAACCCTTATGGGCTCGGCTACGCCCTTGACTTTAACTGGTACTGACAGGAGATTTCCATGAAAAACCTTTTGATCGCAGCAGCCCTGGTCCTTTTAGCCGCAGGCGCCGCGCAGGCGCAAAGCTCCATCGTTTTCGTCGTCAATTCCAACGCTAAATATTTCCAGGTTTCCGGCTGCACCTCCGGAGATTTCCAGGCCCAGGCCCGGCCGCAGAGCTTGCCGAACAGCCTCGGCGTCCAGGGGACAGTCCAGGGCTTCGCTCCTGACCCGTACCTTTCGGTGACGGTACCTAACACCGGGTCGGTGGTTTTCCCGCTTACCCGCGGGGTCATGCCGATCACCGGGAATCCGGTCCCTGCGTCCGGAATAGGTATTTTCAAATTCACGAACAACGGGACGGGAACCTGCTCCGGGCGCATCATGGGGGATTCGACCCTCACGAACTGGCCGCAGTTCACGATTCAGTAGCAGCACAGGCAGAAAACCGAATAGCAACATCACAGAGCCCCTAGAGAGCCGCCACAGTCGAAAGACAGTGCGCGGCTTTTTTATTGGAGAACGAGGCCATGGCCAGCAAGCAACCCACATTTTACGTTCCCATCCAGCGCATCGATGAAGAGCAGCGCACCATTCACTGCTACGGCACGCGGGGCGATATCAAGGACTCCTACGGCACATTCATCGACCTCGACAGCGCCGTCAAGTGCATGGACGACTACATGGAGTTCCCTGCCCTTCGCGAGATGCACCAGCCGATCGCAGCCGGAAAGGCCGTGGAATATGAGGTTGACGACAAGGGGATCTTCCTCTCCGCGAAGGTGGTTGATGACGACGCCTGGAAGAAGGTCAAGGAGGAGGTTTACCGCGGGCTCTCCATCGGAGCCAGTGAAGATTATACGGTGAGGGCCGGGGAAAACCTCGGGCGCATTGGCTCCAAAAAGTGGCAGGACGGCGATGTCATCCACTTGTCATCCATAACAGAATTCTCCTTGGTCGACAGCCCATCAAACAGAGGATGCGGGGACATGGTCCACCGCATAGGAGGTACCAACATGCTGAAAAAGTTCACCGCAGAAACCGACATCCGGAGGTACGCCGGTGAGGAGATCAACGACGTGCAGTCGGCGTGCTATGCCCTCTCCAGCATCCAGGCCCTGCTCAACAAGGAAAAGGGAGAGTCCGACGAACCGGCGGGCGCTGAGCAGATCACAGCGCTTACGGCCGCGATCACCGCGCTCAAGGCGTTTATCACCTCCGAGATCCAGGAGGACACCAGCACCGAACCGAACCGGGATAGCAACTACTACTGGAGCGCGATCGGGGACCTGTGCAGGGGCGAAGCGACGCGCGAGGATTCGGTTACCCGTCTGTCTGATCTCGGATTCTCTCCGGTCGTTGAACTGGCCGCGCAGGAGGTGGAGCGCAAGGGCGCATCGATCAGCGCAGAGAACGGCAAAAAAGTCCAGGCCATTCACGATCACGCCTGCGACATGGGCGCCAGGTGTGCGAGCTCGGACGTCAAGAAGGCTGCAGAGGTCTCTGCGGCAGGCGGGGTAATCAGGATCATCGGCGCGGTAGACGACGCGAGCGTCACCCGGATGGTGGCCCTGCTCGGCGCTGCTGGGATGAAGCATGAGATCGTCGAGGCCATCGAGCGCGCGGACGATCTCCCCGACCTGATCCGGATCGCCGGGGCCTTCGGGATCGATACCGAGGATGAGGATGTGGCCAGGGCCCTCACTTTCGACAACATCATCGAGCGCGTGGCGAAGGACCGCATGACCCTCACGGCGGAGATCGCCAGGCTGAATGCGATCCCCGCGGCCCCCGGGGGAGACGGCAAGCAGGTACTTCGGACGGTCGCGGTCCCCAAGGATGAGGACACCGGTACCAAGGCGGTCACCCGCGTCGAAGACACCGACGAATTCAAAAACGGTTCATCGCAGGACCAGGCCTTCTTGCTCGCCAGGGCCGCAATGCAGGAGCCGCTACTGGTCCAGGGCGGAATGCAATCCGCAAGACCGCTGGCCAAACGCTAGCCACCACAGACCGTCGCGGGGACAGGGCGGAATTAAAGCCGGAAACGGCAAAAGGACAGGAGGAACGACAGATGGACTTCGGTATTTCTCAGGCAACACTCGACCTGGCCCGCGCAGCATGGGGCGCCACCATTCCCGCGAGCGACATTCAGCGGGCATTCACTTCGCCGGCGTCGGCGACCCAGGGTCTGATCGCCTATGACCTTGAGGCACCGAGCAAAAAGCTCTACCCGCTGCTCACCCCGCTCAGGAACAAGATCGCCCGCCGCGCGGACGGTTACTCCATCCAGAGCAACTGGGAAGTGGTGAACGGGATCAACATCACGAACCTCGATATCGGCGTTTCCGAGCGGAACCGCGGCGGGGTCATCAACCAGAGCACCGCGCGCTACATGGCGGCATTCGTCGAGTGCGGGCTCGAAACCTACGCCACCTGGAAAGCAGATTTGGCGTCCAAGAACTACGAGGACGTCAAGGCCCTCGCGCAGATCCAGCTGCTGCAGAGCTGCATGATCCAGGAAGAATTCCTGGACCTGGGCGGCATGGCCACCATCCCCATGGGGCAGACCCCTACCCCGACCGTCACCGACGCCGGCGCGGCCCTGGGCACCCTGCTGCACAGCCAGGCGTACTACGTCGGCTGCGTCGCGCTGAACTTGAAGGGCTACCAGCAGCTGGCCGGCTGGAACATGGGGATCACCGGGCAGAGCATGAGCCTGACCACGGCCCTGGTTCAGCAGATCACCCGGGCGAACGCAGACGGCAGCTCCGACACCTACGGCGCCGGCGTCGCTATTCCCTCCGCAGCCTGTGGGACCGTCACCACCGGTACGCAGAGTTCTAGCGCAGACACCCATGCCATCAACGCGACCGTCACCCCGCTCAATGGCGCAGTAGGTTACGCCTGGTACATGGGGACCTCGGCCGCGACCGCAGCACTTGTCGCAGTCACCACCACCGGTTCGGTTACGATCACCAGTCTGCCGGCCGCCGGCGCGCAGCTGTTCAGCGCCCTGGCCGCAACCGACTACTCCTGCAACTCGCTCGTCTATGACGGCATGCTGACCCAGCTCTACAAGGCAGGATCGGGTGCCACCATCAACACCCTGGCGAACGGCGCGAAGCTCACCTCCAACGGCTACGGCGGGATCACCGAATTTGACACCGTCTTCACCAACATGTTCAACCTCTACCGGACCGGCCCAGATGAGATCTACGTCAACATTCAGCAGCTGATGGACATTAACGCCCTGGTCATCTCCGGCGGCGGCGCTCCGCTGTTCAGGTTCAACCTGGACGGGAACAACCCGGGCAACATCGACGCGGGGATCGTGGTCGGCTCGATCCTCAACCCGGCAACGAACCGCAAGGTTCAGATCCTGGTGCACCCGAACATGCCCCCGGGCACCATCATGTTCTGGTCGAACAGCGTCCCCTACCCGCTGAACGATATCGGCTCGCTCGTACTGAAGCATCTCCGCCGCGACTACTACGCGATCGAGTGGCCCTTCACCAAGCGTTCCTACGATTACGGCGTGTATTTCGACGGCGTCCTGAAAAACTACTTCCCGCCGGCTTTCGCGATCGTGAACAACATCACCCAGGGCCACTAAGCCCGGGAGCAACCTTTGACGAGAGAGCCCGGCGGGAAACCGCTGGGCCTTCCATGACAGGAGCCAGACATGAGCAACGTCAGCATGAAACACCCGACCGCAGGCGCAGGAACGTCCGTGGTCGAGCACGAAGGGCGGCGCTACCCGATGAGCGGCGGCGTCGCGAGCGTCCCGCCTCACATCGCGGAGAACCTCAAGAAGAAGGGCTGGAAGGAAGTCAAGCCCGAGGCAGCGCCGGGGACCGATGCGGCAGCACTCGAAGCTGCCAAGGCCAAGGTTGCCGAGCTGGAAGCGACCATCGCAGAGATGGAAACTGCCGCAGAGGAAGGACGCACCGTGATTACCGACCTGCAGGCCAAGGTTGCCGAGCTGGAAGCGAAACTCACCCCGCCCGCGGCATAACAGAGGTACCGGCCCATGGCAGCGAACGACCTGACAGATCTGGCAACAGTTAAGGCCTGGCTCAAAATCCCCACACTCGCGACAACTGACGACGCGCTCCTGGGGAAGCTGATCACGTCAGCGTCGGCCTTCCTTCTCTCGACGCTTGACCGCTCCTTCACCCTGGAGTCCGTAACCGAGCAGCGGAACGGGAAAGGCACGGCGGCCATGATGACCAAGGATTATCCGGTCTACTCGGTCACCAGCGTGAAGATCGGAAACCAGCTCATTCCGCAGGCGGCAGACTCGACACAGCCCGGGTTTCTCTACTCGGACAAGACGATCTACCTCAACGGGTACTGCTTCCCCCGGGGAGCGCAGAACGTGCAACTGGTTTACGTGGCCGGGTATGCAGCAATCCCTGCCGAAGTGAGCCAGGTAGCGATTGACCTGATCGCGAAGAAATACAAGCAGCGAGACCGCATCGGTCTCCGGAGCGAAGTGCTCCAGGGGCAGACGGTCTTTTTCGACCTGACCGACATCAACGACGAAATCATCAGCATCCTGAAGCAGTACCGCAAGGTGGTACCCGTCACATGATCAAAGCCGTCATCGTAGGAAAAGAGTCGACCATCGCCAGCTTCAGGGCGATACCCGCGCGCGCATCCGAGGCGCTTTATCGGACGCTCGAGCGGCTGGCGATCTCCCTCACCCGCAAGGTGAAAGAGGAAAAGCTATCCGGTCAGGTGTTGAAGAATCGGACCGGGACTTTGCGCCGCTCGATCAACTACCGGATCGAGGGGACCGAGACGAGGATGACGGCGCTCGTCGGGACCAACGTGGCGTATGCGGCAATCCATGAATACGGCGGGGTGACGAAGCCCCACGTCATCGAGCCTAAGAACGGGAAGTGCCTGGCCTTCATCGCCCCCTGGGGGCCAGGGAAAGGCCAGGGAGGGAAATCATTTTTCGCCCGGGTGAACCACCCCGGCTCGCACATGCCGGAGCGATCCTTCCTGCGGTCAGCTCTCACGGAAATGCAGGGTGAGATCCGGAGCGAGCTCGGGGCCGCAATGAAAAACCTCGGGAGGCCGTAGATGAACAGGGAGACGATCTACAGCGCGGTCTTCACAAAATGGCAGGCGCTCCTGACCAACGGCGCCGGGTTCGTCACCGTCTCCAGGCGCCTCGACAACTTCGCCAACGTCCCGGCCATCCTGCAGCCGGCGCTTTACCAGTTGCAGGCACAGGAAAAGACTGCGCCGGTCCGGGGCGTTCCCCCAAAGAGAACGCTCTCCCTGGAGCTTTTCGTTTATGCCACCAGTGCGGATCCGGCTGTAGCACCTTCCTCAGTCTTGAACCCGCTCCTTGACGCCGTCGATGCGATCCTCGCACCGGACCCCGTTACGCAAGTCCAGAATTTCGGCATAGCGGGAGTGCAGCACATCTGGATCGAGGGCGTCACCAAGATCGCAGAGGGCGTCCTGGACAACCAGGCGGTCGCAGTCATCCCGGTTGAAATTCTCATAGCATAAGGAGCCACGCAATGGATAAGGACCAGATCAAGCATCTCATCAACGAGTGGTTCGTCGACCACTTTTACAACAGGGGGCTCGACACCGAGGCCTTCAACCATGCTCAGCAGGGGCGGGCCGACCTGATGAACCGGATTGACGACGCCTTCGCTGCCGAGGCTCCCAAGGAGGATTGACCCATGTATGTTTTCGGACCCGGCGCCTTATTCGGCACCAATGCCGCCGCCAATTCCACCCCGCGCAGGTTCGGCGGACTCCAGGACGTGAGCTGCGAGTTTTCTTTCACCGTGAAAGAGCTCTACGGTTCTTACCAGTTCCCGCTCGCCATTGCCCGCGGCCAGGGGAAGATCAATCTCAAGGCCAAGATGGCCTCCCTCAACGGAGCCACGCTGAACGACTTGTTCTTCGGCCAGTCCCTGGCATCCAGCGGTTTCGATACCGTTGCCATCGACGAGGCCGGGACGGTCCCGGCATTGACCACCTACACCGTCACGGTTGCCAACGGCGCGACGTGGGTCTCTGACTTGGGTGTCACCTACGCCGCAACCGGGATCGCGCTTGCCAAGGTGGCCACCGTCACCGCAATAGGACAGTACTCCGTGGCGGCCGGCGGCGTCTATACCTTCTATTCCGGCGACGCCAGCGCCGCGGTCAAGCTCAATTACGTCTACACCGTCGTCACGGCGCTGAAGCAGATCGCCGTCACGAACCAACTGATCGGTACCACCCCGCTCTTCGCCGCCGTCTTCCAGTCCACCTTCCAGGGGAAAGCGGCCACCATGATGTTCAACCGGTGCACGAGCTCCAAGCTGAACTTTTCCGGGAAGCTGGACGATTACACCATCCCGGAGTTCGATTTCTCCGCCTTCGCAGATGACGGCGGGAACATCGGCACCCTGACGTTCGCCGACTAGCCGACAGCCCTCATGCAATGGGTCGCGGTCCTTTTCGTCTCCTTTGTGGGGGCCGCGGCCAATTTTTTAACGCAAAGGATAGGGAGAGAGACCATGAAACGCCTCAAGATTGAAACCGCAGACAAGATCTATTACGCGAAGCCGCTCACGCTTGGGCAGCTGGAAGAGAACGAAGTCCTGATGAACGAGATTTTCTCGGAGTCCGGAACGGGTGTAAACCTCACCAAGACGCTCCCGCTCACCCTGCTGAAGAAACAGGGGCAGATCGTGCTGATCGCGCTACAGAACCACGATAAAGACATCAGCGAGACCGTCATTTCCGGCTTTTCCTATGCGGAAGTCGTGCAGGCCTTCGCGGAGCTCATGTCCGGTTCCGGCCTGGAGGAAGTTCCCGAGGGGGAAGCCGGGGCGCGGTAGATTGGGGGGAACTCTTCGCCTACCTCGTGGCGGCCACCGGCTGGACCCATGAGGAGGTGGAGAGCCTCACGTTACCGCGCCTGAGGGAACTCAACCGGCACTGGGCCACCTATCCGCCGGCGCACATCAGTATTTCACGCATCTTCAACGCGCTCACCGGCTATAAGCCACCGGCGATAGCATCGAAATCTGAGCCGGTAAAAACGCTTGAGGATTTCATTGGAGACTTTGTAGCGCAGGGCGGCCAGATCGAGGTCAAGGGGCAGTCAAGATGAGCGACGAGAGAGTAGAAGTAGGGATTGGCGCTGACATCAAAGAGCTTGAGGCCGGCACTCAGGAAGCTACCAGCGTCATAGAGCAGGCTACGAGCTCCTGGACTTCGAAGTTCCAGGCCATGTTCGGGCGCGTCTCCGAGTCTGCCACCCAGATGACCAAGCATGTCGCTAAAGAAGCTCACGAAGCCGGTGAAAGCCTGGAGGGTTTCAACAAGAAGATTGAGAAGGTCCGCGGCACCATGCAGCTGCTTGCCGAGGTGGCCGTCTTCGGCTGGATCGGTGACAAGATCTGGGAGTTGGCCGAGAAAACCGCCGAGTATGCCCATGAGGTAGAGACGGCCGCACAGAAAACAGGGATGTCCACCGACCGGCTGCAGGGCTGGGGAGTCGCCGCGCAAATGGCCGGCGGGAGCATGGAGGGAATGCTCAAGGGCATCCGGAAATTCTCCCAGGAACTGATCGGCGCGCAGGAAGGCTCTGAGGCTTCGGTCAAGGCATTCCAGAAGCTCGGTATCTCCGGAGAAGAGTTGAAGGGCGCGCAGCTCGACGAGACCATGCTCAAGGTCGCGGACAGCTTCAAGGAGCATGCTGACGGCGCCGGGAAGGCGGCGCTGGCTCAGCAGCTATTCGGGCGCGCAGGTCAAACCCTTATCCCCATCCTGAACCTCGGACGTGAGGGTGTTGAAGCCTACATGAAGACGGCCAAGGACGTTGGCGCCGTGATGAGCAAGGAGGACGTTGAGGGCGCGGCCAACTTCAAGCAGCATCTGGAGTTGCTGGGGATCAGCGTTTCGGGCATGGGCCACAAGGTCGGGACTGAGCTCATGCCGTCCCTCGCGGGACTCGTTGTAGCTTTCCAGAATTCGGTACAGAAGGGAGGCCAGCTCAACGAGCTGATGCACATCCTGCCGGCCGGGATCAACATGGTTGCCAAGGTGGTTTCATATGCAGCCGAGGGATTCCAGATGATGGGCCACCGGCTGGCCGCCGTGGCGGCAATCGTTGATGCTGTGCTTCACGGGAACCTTGCCGGGGCGAAAGCGATCGCCTCGGAGTTCAACAAGGATTTTGCTGCGATCAAGAAAGGTGCCGAAGACTTCCGTGCCGGCCTCGATAAACCGATCAATCTCCCGAAGATCATCAAGGGGGAAGAGGAAGGCGGCAAAAAGAAGGATTTCGCGGTCATCCCAAAGAACGAAAAAGACGACCAGGGCGAGAGCCGGGTTTCTTCCTGGGAGGCTGATCTTGACCGGATCAAGACGGTGAACAAGGAGTTTTACGCTGAAGACCTCGCTGGCGATCGGGAGTACTGGGCCCAGGTACTGGCGTTCGACGATCTGAGCGCGAACGAAAGGATCTCGATCGGCAAGAAGGTTTTCGACCTGGACAAGCAGATCGCCCGGGAAAAGGTCGCGGTCCAGATGGACGCCTTGAAGGATGATTCCTCCCTGGCGAAGGCCGGCAGTCTGGAGCGAATCGATATCGCGCGCCAGGAGTCCGCGCTCCTCAAATCGACCTACGGCACCAACTCCAAGGAATACGCCAACAGCCTACGTGAGATCGACAAGGAGATGAAGGCCTATTCCGATCTGCAGGACAAGGAGGCTCAAGAACGATCCGCCATAGCGATTGAGCGCACGAAGACAACCTCCCTCCTCATGCTCGACATCGAGGCGGAGAAGATCAAGCAGTCGCTGGAGATGGGGGAGATCAGCGAAGAGGAATCCATTGCTCAACTCATCGAGCTCGAGAACAAGCGGTACGAGGTCGAACGTCAGGCCCTGCAGAAAAAGGCCGAGCTCTATCAGGACGACGTCAAGCAATTCCAGGAAGCCCTCGCCAAAATGCAGGAGTTGGCGATCAAGCACCAGCTCGCTCTCCTGAAGATCGACAAACCGCTCCCGAACCCCTACGACAAGGTGTTCGACCAGATGACCAAGGGTTTCGACAAGGCGCTCGACGGAATGTTGCTCAAACACACGACCTTCAAGCAGTCGCTGGAGCAGGGGTGGAACCAGATGGTGCTCAGCTTCGCTCACATGGGCGTCAAGATGGTCGCAGACTGGGCGAAGCACCAGCTCACCCAGTTGACCATGACTCAGGCTACCAATGCAGCCAAGGTGGTAAGCGACCAGGAGGCGGCTGATCAAGGGCTGCTTGTCACGCTTTGGGCCAATATCAAAAAGATTGCCTCCAGCGCAGCTGCAGCCGCAGCCGGCGCCTACCAGGCTGTGGTCGGGATACCCTATGTCGGTCCGGTCCTGGCTCCGATAGCGGCCGGTGTCGCGTTTGCCGGCGTCATGGCCTTCAGTGCCATGGCTTCGGCCTCAGGTGGCTATGACATCCCCACCGGGATAAACCCAATGACGCAGCTCCACCAGGAAGAGATGGTCCTCCCCGCGAACATTGCCAACCCGCTGCGGGACATGGTATCGGGAGGCGGCCCCGGGGGCGGCAGTGCGACCTACAACGTCAAGGCCCTGGACGCCAAATCGTTCAGGCAGTTCCTGGGCAACAACAAAAAGGCCCTTAGCGGCCTGCACAGGGATTTCGGTTTCGTGGGGGGCAGATGAGCAACGCAATTTTCCCTGATTTGCCGGGGCTCAAATTCGACAGAGTCAAGAAGCCCACATGGAGCACCCTGATTAAAACCGCCGTCTCAGGGAAGGAGTCCAGGGCCGCACTCTGGACCTATCCACGCTACCAGTACGACCTTTCGTATGACGTCCTGAGGCTGAGCTCTGCCTACCAGGAACTGGCCACGCTGATGGGCTTCTACTTGGCTAGGCAGGGGGCCTTCGACTCCTTCCTCTACCTCGACCCTTCCGACAGTCAATGTGTTGGCCAGGAAATTGGGATAGGTGACGGGGTCGCCTCAAGTTTCCGGCTCATCAGGGGCTTGGGAGGTTTCCTCGAAGCGACGCCGAACCCTATCGAAACGACGGCGGTCTACCTGGACGGTGTCGCTCAAACTTCGGGCTGGTCTGGGGGCGATCTGGCGTCAGCGGGGGTCGTTACCTTCGTGACGCCGCCGACTATCGGGGTGACGGTCACCGCAGACTTCTCCTACTACTTCCGCTGCAGATTTTTGGATGACTCTGTCGATTTCAGCAACTCCATGTACCAGATCTGGGAGCTGAAAAAATTGTCATTCATCACGGTGAAATAGAAATGATTTCTGTCTCGGCACCTCTACAGGCTTTATTCGATAGCTCAACCGAGTTCGTAATGGCGGATCTCTACACGCTTACGCTCGGCAGCGGAACGGTGCTCCGGTACACCAGCACGGACATCGACGTGCTAATTGAAGGGAATCTCTTCAGCTCGGACCTGGTGATCAAACGGGACCGGATAAAGGTCATGACCGGCCTCGAGGTGGACAGTCTTGACGTGACGGTCTACCCCGACAGCTCAACCGTCATAGATGGCATCCCCTTCACCACTGCGGTCAGGATGGGCGCTCTGGACGGGGCGATTTTCCTCCTGGAGCGCGCTTTCTTCACCCCGGTGGACTGGGATGCGATCGGGGTGATACTGGCGGCGGCCGGCGGCGACATCCTTATGGACTCCATGGGTGCGAGTCTGTCGACCGGCATCGGCCGACTGCCTGTTCCGACCTACGTCGGAAAGATCACGCGGTTCCTGGGTGTGGTCTCGGACATCGACCAGTTCACCGGCACGGAAGTGCCGATCACGGTCAAGTCCTACCTGCAACTGCTCGATATCGGGATGCCTCGCAACCTCTACCAGCCGACCTGCAGAAGGACCCTATTCGACGCCGGGTGTGCTCTCTTGAAGAGCTCCTGGATCACCACCGGCTTAACCGTGAGCGCCGGCAGCACCAAGAGCCTGATCATGGCCACCTTGCCGAGTAGCGCAGGGAGCGTCAACGGCAAGTTCGCCGGCTACGCATTCGGAACGGCTGACGGGACCCTGACGGACTTCTCCGTGGTGCTCCCCCACGCTCCATCCGGGGTGACCGCCGTCTATTTCAACGGAAGCACCGACCTGACGGTCACCGTAGGCGGAGCGCCGCAGACGATCGGCTATGGCCAGGTCATCACGGGGGTTGACGTCACGATCAGCTTCGATCTACCCCCCGATCCGGGCACCGTCATCACTGTCGATCTGCCCTATGTCATCTCCGGATATTATGACCTCGGCACAGTCACTTTCACCTCAGGGCTTAACACCGGGGTGTCCAGGGCCGTCAAGTTGTTCACTTCCGGCACTCCGGCCACACTCGCCTTCGCCCTGCCGTGGCCCAATGCCGTGGCCCCGGGGGACAGATTTTCCATATGCCCCGGCTGCGACAAGCAGGCGGATACCTGCACGGCCAAGTTCAGCAACCTGGCCCATTTTTCCGCTGAGCCCTACGTGCCAGCGCCGGAGACCGCGTACTGATGAACGAGCTCGAGCAACGGCAAATGGTAATAACTGAGGCGCTGACATGGCTCAACACCCCCTACCACCTCAACGCGAAGATCAAAGGTGTGGGAGTGGATTGCGGCACGCTCCTGATGGCCTGCTTCGAAAACACGGGGCTGATCGAGCCGGCGAGCCTCGGCACCTTCACCCCCGACTTCCACCTGCACCGCGGGGATGAGGTCTACATCAACTGGCTCAAGAAGTACTGCCACCCGGTCAAGGAGGCCTCCTCGGGGGACATCATTGTGTATCGGTTCGGCAGGATCTTCGCCCATGGCGCGCTGGTGATCGAGTGGCCAAAAATGATCCATTGCTATCTGCACCGCGGGGTAATTTTCGGAGACGCAACCGATACGGCGCTGCAGGGCAGGAAAGCGGAAATTTGGTCATTCTGGGGGAATTGAGATGTTTGGATCGTCGGGGGCACAGGGGCAGCAGCCAGTAGCGATCAAGGGAATCAGGATACAGTCGTCGACCTACGGAGTGGCCCAGCCGCTCATCTACGGTACAACCAGGGTGACGGTTAACCTGATCGACTACACCGATTTTTACTCAGTCACCGTCAGCAACGGCGGAGGGGGCAAGTAGTGTTTGGGAGCAACGGTTCAAGCACCACAACCACATATTACGCGGCCATTGTCGCGGCCCTCGGGTCGGGCCCAATCGCAGGGGTTGGGAAGGTCTGGAACAACAAGGATAAGACATCCTTGTTGAACATTGGGCTTACTCTCTACCTCGGGGACTCCGGGCAGACTGCCTGGGGATACATGACAAGTAAGCACCCTGAGCAAGCTTTTGTTTATCCCGGGCTGGCCTACGTATGCGCCCCGTCATTCCTGTTGGGCTCCAATGCGGAGCTGCCTAACCTCTCCTTCGAGGTGTACGGGAAGTTCATGGCCAACGTCGGGACCAGCGGCGACGTCAACTTTCAGTCCAGCAACGGCACGCTGGACGTGAACCCCAAGGACGTGATTGTCGACTTTATCCAGAACCCGCTCTATGGTGCCGCGCCGAGCCTGCCGCTGGCCGACTTGACCAATTTCAGCAACTACTGCCTTGCTGCCAACCTGCTCGTCTCCCCCGCATTTGCCGAACAGAAGTCGGCGGCCAGTCACCTTTCCGACCTTATGCAGTGCTGCCACTCAGAGTTCGTCTGGTCGGCGGGGCAGCTGAACATAGTCCCCTACGGCGACGCGACCCTCACCGGCAACGGTGTGACCTGGGTGCCAAACCTCACCCCGCAGTTCGATCTCACGGAAGACGACTTCATCGTCCTGAACAA